CTGCGACCTCACCGCGATCCAGACGATCCAGAGAAAAATGACGAGCCCGAGGAGCGCGATGAACGAGACGCCGACGGAATAGGAGTCTGCCAGGATCATAGGTTTTCGTCCAGCAGGCGCAGGATGCCAAGCCAGTTTTCTTTTGTTTTGAAATAGATTTCCATTGTTGTCGCGCCTCCCTTTTCGTTCATCAAATATATGTCGAGTCCGTAAAGGAGGGTGTCATCTTTGTAGGCGTAGTATCCCTTAAAGTCAATCTGGTTGAATGTAAACATCACATATTCATTCACATAAACCTTAACCCTGCCATTGAAGATTTTGAACCCGTATCTTGTCTCGTTTGTTTTTTTCATTTTGTCCATCTTACTATTTTAACTGTGTCTGCTGGTCTTACTCTACGCGCAAAGCTGTCGCCTTCCCGGCTTCCCATCGCGTTCGTGTTGCCCTCGAGCGTGGTGTAAGAGGACACGATGCGGCCAGCGCGGTTGACCTTCTCGACTGCGGCAATGGTGTGCGCGTATCTGCCTTTGCTTGGGAAATAGATCAACCCTACGTCTCCCGAAAGCACCATCGCGGCAGGAATCACACGCGTCTTGGAATACCAACTTGGCGAGTAGGCACCGGGTCGGTCAGGCGCGCCGTTGACCATGTAGCCGTAATGCGCGACCGAAGCGCACCAAGGAGCGTGATCGCTAGGCTTAAGCCCACAGGATGCGTTGAACTTGTTGACCATCACGCCGTTGTTGCTGCCCATTGGAGACTCCTTGATGCCGACGTAGCTTGCTAACGTCTTAAGCAGAGCAGCCGCATCCACAGGCAGCAGTCGCTTGCCAGTTGGCGCATCTACCTCAGCAGCCGAGGCTAGCCCAGCAAAAGCTGAGAGAGAACAAATAAGGATCCGAGATAAACTAGAACGGAAATCCATAGTCTTGGGTCGGTTTGGTCGTTTTTCCACGCGGCAGCAAACTGGCTTTCTCTTTTGCCGCCAGAGGTTGTCGTGAATTTGCCGATAGTTGGAAACACAAATCCCACGAGGTAGCGAGTCAACAGCAGCGCCACCGCTAGGTTGATCACCTTGGTTGGAAGCCGAGTCAGGAAGTCGGGGCCTACGCTCGCTTGGTATTGCTCGGTGTAGGTCGAGGAGACTAGCCAAGACGCAACGCAGGCGGTAAATAGTAGGAGCGGCGAGCCGTAGCGAGCGATGATTTTCATAGTGAATTAAAGGAACCTCAGGAGAGGGATTGAATGGCGAAAATATACCAGTGAGGCGATGGCCGCAACTGTCGCCGAAAACGCCCACCACCAGCGCCACGCCCACGTCCTCCACGCCTCGGCCCCCGCGATCTCGACCGCCACCTTGTCCTGAGCGTGCGCGATGGCGAGTTCCATTCCTGCAATGTTGAGCCTGAGATCGTCATTCGTTCCACGTAGCAAGTCCGTCTCGCTCGTTGCGATGCGGAGGGAGAGAATTAGCGCGGCGGTGTTGCCGTCCGGTCGGCCTGTGTTGAGCTTCTTTGCCGTCTCCACGGCGTCCGCTACGCTGTCCCGCAGCCTTGCTATGCTCCCGGTCTGCCGCTCGACTAGCGCGTTCGCCTGTGCGGCCTTCTTCGTCATCGGCCCCATGATCTTCCTCGCTTGAGTTGGTGCGCTTTGGCATGATGTCAGGAGTATCGTGATAACTATCAAATTCCGCGCCGTTGACAACAGGCTAATAGTTCGCGGGTTCACGCGCTCACCTTGCCACCGTTTCGCTCGTGGTCAACAGCGAAGCGCAACGCTCTATTGCACCGCGTCCTTGCCTGCTCGACCTGGCACCTCTCGCTTGTCCCAGCCACCCGCGTAATACATCCGCAGCACCTTCTCGTTCATGCTTTCGAGCTTGGCGTTTAACTCGGTCTGCTGCGCTTGCATACTCTTGAAGTCTCTCCCCATGTCATGGACTTGCCAGCAGCCACCAACAAGCGAGGCGATGCCGATAGTAATTAGCGGAGCCAGCACCATGCGAATGAAGCCAAATGACTTCTCCGCGATGGCGCGGATCTCGGTGAGGTCTTGATGCTGCTGCTGTTGCTCGTCGCTCATAGCTCAGAGCGCGGCTAGTTTGTCGGCGGCTGCTGTGACTGCGGTTTGCGCGGTAGCTAGGTCAGCTTCTAGCTTCGCTCGGCGTGCCTTGGAGGTGTGAGCGTAAGCCGCGACCAGCACCTTGCCTAGTGCCTCGAGGTCGCCTGCTGCGTGTGCCTCTTGGCCTGCCTGCACTAGCGCGTCGAGCCTGTTGTGGACGGCGCGCCCCTCGGCTTCCACGGCGGCGGCTAGGTCGGCGGCATGTTGTGCTTCTAGCTCGGTGATGGCAGCGGCGTGTTCTGTGTCAACGGCTTTGATCTCGTCCCAGGCCTCGGTGTCTTGGGTTGCCAGCTGCGCGTCTTTGGCTGCAATGGCTTCGGCGTGGCTAGCGGTCAGCTCGGCAAGCTCCGCGTCTTTCGCGTCAAGCTGCGCTTTGATGTCGTGCCAGAGTTGTCCGGATTCGGTTTGGATTTGGAATAGGTCTTTCATAAGGTTAAGCAGGAGGCAATGTCCAAGTTGGTATATATCTTTCGGTTCCGTTGTCGTTAATAGCAATCCACTTTGTCGGGTTACCGACGTCTGGTGCGTTGGTAAGCGTTCCAGTATTGATGCTACTTCCGTCGGACAGTGCGCTATTCGTAGTCAGCAAGTATAATCCACCGACAACAGTGATGCCGCCGTTGGCCGTAAGCCGTCCGGTCATCGTAGTCGTTGAGCTGACTGCTAAGGTAGAACCGCAACTCACCGTGCCGCTGAAAGTCTTGTTGCCAGTAAAAGTCTGCGCCAGACCAAGCACAGCAACGGTATCGGTTCCGGTAATAAGCGGGAGATTAAGCTGCCGACTTGCCGTGACTACGCTAGGCACAATGGTAGTGGTGAATGCGTTGGTGGCGTTCCTCAGAACAATGGTGCCAGCCGTAGCAGAAACGACACCTAGCGTTAGGGTGCTTGTGCCAGAGAGCGTCGTAAAAGCGCCAGTGCTTGCCGTAGTCCCGCCGATGGCTCCCGGTGTGGTCAGCGCGGTGGCGATGTCTGCCGTGGCTATCTCACGATAGGCAGGTGCGCCTGCTGTCGCCGTGGCGAACAAAGCCTGCGTGGCGGTTGCGCTGGTGGCTGCTACTGCAACGGTGCCGGTGACGTTTGGAAATGTGGCTGTTTTTTCGTTGTTCCCCGCTGTGCTGACGAGATAGGTGCGGTTTGCAGCAATACCTAGACCGATGCTGCCGTTGCCTGTAGTGTCGATGGTGCCGCCGCCGCCGCTGGTAGTAATGTTTCCGCCAGCGTTAGAACCGGAGCCCGATGTGTTGATATTCCCGCCCAAACTGGTTAAACCGCCTGCTGTGCTAATGTATCCACCCGAATATGATGTCCCGCCTACAGTTGCAGATGTGTCAATATACCCTCCCACAGAATTACCTTCAAGGTTGATGTAGGAAACACCGCTTGCCATGCTGACAAATCTAGTGAGGTTAGCCGAACTACCAATAAAGGTGCCATTGATGGAAGTCGCCGTGGCTGCTCCCAGCACCGGAGTCACAAGCGTCGGCGCGTTGGTCATCGCCACGCTGCCAGTGCCGCTGATGGCGTATTGCTGAACCAGAGCGCCGTCCGTGTAAAGCACACGGCCCGCTGTGCCGTTAGCAGTAGTCGTCCCGATGGTAATACCGCTGATGCCTGCTGTCGCCCAAGTCAACGCGCCTGCGCCGTCTGTCGTAAGCTGGAAGCCGTTTGTGCCTAGTGCGCTGGGAAAAGTGAGGCTTTGCGGGAAGGTAACGGTCTTGCCTGCGGCGACTACGATAACGCCAGCCACATTGTCCGTTGGCGTTCCGCTCAGGCTGTAGCCTGGCATGATTTGTAGTTCCAACGGAGTTGTCAGGATGCCGTTGACCGAGTCGTAGATTTCCAGCGCACACCACGTATTGCGATACGTCTGCAAGAACGTGTTTAGGTTTGCGCTGTTGAGCGGATTTACCGTGAACGTGTAGAGCGTAGTGTCGCTCAACACAGGTGCCGAAAGCTGGATCAGGTAGCTGCCCGTAAAGTCGTTGTCAGCTTTTATTCCAGATGCCGTAAAGACCGGTGCAGCCAATACCACCGCCACTCCAGTTTGCACAAAGCGCACTGCAAATTTTACAATGTCGCCTTGAACCAGCCCTTGAATTGGGTCTGTCTCTGTGGTGCCCCCTAAAGTGGTTGTCCACTTGCGAAGGTCCATGTCCCAATAGAGCGTTACGGTAATATTCGCCATAAGTTTTCACCCAAAAAGGGCGTCCCGCTTTCGCAGGACGCCCCGGTTGATGGTTGGTTTTGTTTACAGACCGCTGGTGCAGACCGTAAGCGACTGATCGTTCTGGCACCGCTTATAGAACAATACCCAGCCGTAGTTGGTGTGGATCGGTTCCGGTGCGTAGATGAACTCGGCAAAGTGCGCACCAAACTTGTGCAGAGGATCAAAGCACACGTTGTTGGATACGATACGTTCGCCGCCAGTGATGAACTTCCAATCGCCCGTCCACATAGACGGCTCATAATCAAGCCCGGCGTAGTCAGGAGTCAGGATGTCCGCCTTGAACTGGCGACGATGCGGAATGACGATGGCTTCGTATTCAGCGTTTTGATACGCGCTGGTTTCGGTGGACTTCTGGCCGTGGGTTGCAGAGACAAACTCAAACTGCTCAACTTCAACAAGGATAGAGTTGTTGTAGGTAAAGCGCGGAGGATTCACAACCGGAGCAAACCGGAAGTTTTTGATCTGCCGGGAAGCGCCAATGGACTTTAGAGTCTGAGCCATTGCGCCTTTGCCCGAGTCGGCATACTGGAAGTCCTGCCGGAAGGCGTTGGGCGAAGAAGCCGAACCGTTCTGGAACAGGCGATTAAGAGCCTCCAGGCCGATGAAGGCCGGGAACACAGGACCGTCTGGCCCCATCTCAATTTCTTCGCCGTCTGCGTTGGCAGCACCGTCGCCAATAAGGCGAACAGCTACGCCGTCCAGCCAAGTCCAGTTCAACTGCGAAGTTGGCTTGATGGTCGGATTGGTAGATGCGGTAACGACGTTGGAGAATCCACCAGCCGCTAGCGACATCTTGTTCGAGAACTTGATGATCTGGTCGCGGAACTCCAAATCGATCTTGCGCTTCACATAGTGGGCGAGAGACGGGATGTAGTGCTGCTGGATGAACTTCGTGGGCTGATGCGCGAAACTAAGCGTATCGCGGCAAATAGACGGTCCTTGAAGCTGGAGCTTGCGGGGCGAGTATTGCAGCGTATCGAATCCAACAGGGACAGAAGTGAAGCTGTCCGCGCAGATGCCGCCAGTAATGGACGGGCCGGTAGAACCGGAACCCGCGCTGTCCAGAGTAACGGCAGACCAGCCAGCAGATTTGCTATCAGGCTCGACGCGGCCAGCGATGAAGGTTGACATCGTAACGCCCATGTTTCGAGGAAACACGCCGCGTTCGACGAAGTTAAAGTAAGGTGTCGCCGGAGTGGGGATACCATAGATTTCGCTGCCGAGATGCTCGGTAGCGATTTGAATTGCTGCAAACGGATTGGGACAGGCCATGATAGTGGGTAAGTAAAACTGCGTATTTGTGGACGTGAAACCGTGCGAAATTCCCGCCGATAGCGGGCGCACGTTTTGGTTTCAGGCGGGCCAATCCCTGTGATACAGCCCAAGTTTTTACCGGAGGAGCACGGCTTAATAGAACCTCTGAACGGGTTTCTACGGCAGTTCCGTAAAAACGTCAAATGTTATTTTAACGAATCTCAATAAACACATCTTCCGCCCGGCTCCGCAATTTTTCCACGTTGCGGCGAATCTCTACGCCCACATTCCACGCCAACACCACAAACAACACCTTTGGTTGTTTCAGATTGGCAATCTCGTCAAACGGCATAATCAGCATCCCACTCGTCACCTTGTAATGTTTTGTCGGCGTGTTGTCGGCCAGCACGTCCAATTTTACCCCTGCCATGTTCAGCATGGAAATGCCCTTTGCCGCCGCTCCGCAGCCAACAGTAAAGAATCCATCCTTCTTGAATCCGTCAATCGTCCTGCCCAGCCGCTCAATCTTCTCTGCAATATGGGTTTTCCACCATCTGTAAAGCCCCGGTCTAGTCAACCCCACCGCATTTTCCCATTGCATCCGTTGCGCTACACGGACGGACGGCTCGCCAGCAATTCCCAGCACAAAAACGTAGCTGGTGCCGTGGATGTCGTTCATCACAATGTCCAGCAGTCGCAACCCAGCACGTTCGGCCAGGCGCATCATGGACCCCGCATTGAAGTAGCTGACGTGTTCGTGGTAGATCGTGTCGCACTCGCCCAACACCACCATGTTTGCCTGCGAAGTGGCGACGAATAGCCGCGACTCCTTGTGCATAATGTCCGCGCATCGGGACAGGAACTCCACTGGCCGGTGCGTGTGCGCCACCACATTCTGCGCGGTAATGATGTCAAATGTCTCGTTTGACTGGAATTTAACATCTTCAAAAAGCGAAATGCGAATTAGATGCCCTTTGGCTGCGGCAATTCCTGCCAGATTTTCTGCCGGGTCAACTCCCGACGTTGAAAGCCCGAGCGACTTAAACGCATCCAACTGACTCCCGTCATTGCTGGCAATGTCCAGAACCCGTTTGGCATTTGGAACGTAGGACAACGCCGTGCGAGCAAACCCTGAGAAGAAGTCCAATGCGGTTTTTCCAGTGCCAGAGCAGTAGGCGTAATCACTGTAAAGCACCAGCGGATCAACCGCTTCCGACAACTGCAAATGGCAGCAGACCTTGCAGCGGTTGACCGCCAACGGAAACTTTTCCGTCACGCCGTAGGTATTTACCAATGGCATCTGCCCAAAGTTTACCAGAGGAACCAGCGCCCCCTCGCAGCACAAACATCTATCTATCGCCGTGTTCATTGCGGTTGCGGATTGAAAACACTTTCGGTTCGTAGGACGGCATCGGGTATCCTGTTTCTAATCGGATCGTGCTATCACCTGTGAATTTGCGGCAGAAATCAATCACTGGAACAGCAGTTCCGCTTCCGCAATCAAATACGCCAGACTCCTCCTCTTGCAGCGCAATATCCACCAATCTGCGCGCCGCATCTTGAACGGGTATGAAATCGCGTGTCCCGTCAATGACTTGGAAAGATTCGTCTCCACGCTCCATTGCGCGCCGAAGACTCGGCAGCAAACATTCCTCGCGTTGCCCCGGCCCATAGACATTCCAGAACCGAACCCACTTGGCCGTAGGAAGCCGCCACAACAAACCGTCGCGGACGCTAATCTTGGCAAGTCCATAAACCGGAGGATCGTCCACCAACTCCAGACAGCTTCCCGCTGCGGTAATGTTTGTGATGCCGTCTCCGATGACCGCGCTTAGAAATCCGTGATGCCACTGAACTTGGGCCGAGTGTAGATATGATTCGTAGTTAGGAAGATGCCCCCAGCCGAGATGGATCACCCCCTCGGGACGGTCGGTGAAGTCTGGCACAATCTCGACATCACGGCTTTCCAACTCGCGGACAACGTGACGACCTACGAACCCGCTTTTTCCTGTGACGAGCATTTTCATAATTAGAAACGATAAACCAACAGCATGTCATCAAACCGCCCCTTCACTCCTCGCAAGTCAATTACCTCGCAGTTTGGATGAAGTGCACGGAGCGATGGGACGCTAGATTCGGGACTGAGGATGTCCTCAATAATGTAAAGACCGCCCTCCTTGACTCGCGGTGATAGCAGGCGAAACGCTGCCTCTTGGTCGGCTTGCATGTGGCTTCCGTCATCAATGATGATGTCGAACTTTGCTTGACCAAGCGCAACAATAGCCGCTTGGCTTGTTGCATCTGCCTGGATTACATTAAATCGCGGTGGTTGGAATCGCGACGTGTCAAACACCACAGAAATGTCCACACCGGTTATAGTGCTTTTTGGTCCGAAGTATTCACCCCACAAGTCCAATGACTTTCCTGATGCCAGTCCAATTTCTAGAACATCAGCAAATTCCCGATACGGCGAAAACAAACGCTCGTATGATTCAATGTAGGAATGAGTTGATCCTTTGTCATTATGACCAGCATCGCTTCCAAAATGTCCAATGCGCGTAAATATGTTGGCTAGTGATTCCATGTAAGTTTGTATTCTTCTATGTCCTTTTGGTGAACGGGAGTATGTGGATCGCGGAACATATCGTCACCACCAATCCGCTGCCAGAAATCATTGTCTAGTGGAAGATGTAGGAACACTTCATTCATCCTACGAAACAGGTAAAGTGTAAACGCCCCGCTGGTATGATTCGGAGTCCAGAACAAACGCATGTTTTGCCAGTTGCTTCGGAAGTATTCAGCCATCTCTGGAAAACTGGTTTTAGCGCAGAGGTCACAGAACTTATCAACTGCTGCTAACCCACGCTCTTTCCAATCCTCTGGAACTTCACCAAATGCCGCAAAATCGTTGTAGAGAATGAAGTGATCGTGAAAGTTTGGAATACCAATGTCCGTGTTCGCGTTCATTCCGAACTGATAGATATTCTTTGCAGCGTCTCTCGACGTATTGAACATCCCGTAGTTTCCGTAGTGTTCGTGAATGAATATCTCAGTGTCGCCTATTACACCAAGGATTCCGCTGTTAATTTCTAGGGCATCAATTGCCTTCTCTAGGTCCACCAGTTCGTCTGCTGCGTTCCAGTGCCAGTCAAACGGGTTGATATAACGGATCGTAAAACTGTTTCCGCTTACTTCATTCCACGCTGCAAGATAGTTTAAGAACGCCATTGTCCGGCAAGAACCGACAATCAACACACAACGCGGCCCGCTGCCGGTCTGATAGAATCCATCCCGCAGTTGCGCCCGCTTGGTGTCAAAGGTGTAGATCATGGCAGGTTCTTCTTTAGCTCCCGCATCAGCTTCTCATCTAGCCGCCTATTATGATCTTGCTTTACGCGAAAGAAGAAATGCCCATCGGCTTTTTTCAAGTCGGCAAAGTCGGTAAATGTAAACGGTTCACCAAGCCCGTAACACATGCACAACCACTTCCCCTCAAACTGGTCATCAATCGTGGAGAACACGCACCCTTGATTCATTGAAATCCCAACTCCTTTGGCGCAGTCCGTTATGGCCTCGTCATCCATGAGTCCGTTCTTCCACCCAGCCCCAGCTTTGACCATTCGCTCCACAACATCACGCGATATGATGTATTGACCGCCTCCCCATAGAAATCCAACAGACGGATTGGTGGAATCACCACCAGCCCATGCGCCTCGCAATACGTCCGTCTCTGGTAGCGTTTCACAATGCTTGGCTAGATTACCCTTATGGACGTAGCAACTTGAGTTAGGTCGCGCCAAATACTTCCAATCCGGCAGTTCTAGTGCCCATCCCAACGCTTCCAAAGTGCGTGGGCTGATATTCTCCAAAGAATCTTCCATTGCCGAATAGCGCACATTGTCACGGATAAGCTGATTGCTGCCGTGGGCGCAGTAGTAAAGCGTCTGCACATCAGGATGGGGGTCAGCATCCCACGTTGCCAGTGAGACATCCATCAGATCGCCCCACGGTTCGCGGCGAGAACTTAGAACAAGCACAAGCACATTGCTCATGCCAACGCCGCCTCCAGGTTCTTGCAAATATTATCGTTAAGTCCGCCCCAAGAATACGACTGATGGACAAACGGAACGCCCAATTTTTCGTCGGTGTTCTGCCATTGCACTTTGCTGCGATGAAAATACCACAGCCACGCTCCGATGACATTCCACTCGCTAAACTCATGGCCCGGCTGCGCGATGATGTAGCTTTCCAAACTCATGCCGTGTTTCTGCCAAAAGAAGTCGCGCAATCCTTGCAGCATCCATTTCTGGACGCTCAACGGATGCCTTCGCATAAACTCGTATTCTGGAAATACTCCGATGGCTTTCTCCACAACCTTCCTCCATGTCATCGTGTTTGGATCATTTAGACTGGAGTATGGTGTGTAAAGCCACGAATCAAACGCATTACGGGCCAAAATTGGCCGAGTGAATATGGTATCACTGTCCATAAACAAAAACACTTCGGCATCGGAAAAACAGTCCGCGTGCAGTTTGGTTAGCTGCTGATGCATGTATCCATCGCATCCTTCATGGACATAGAAAACTTTTTCGACTGGTCCGGTTGGTGGCGTTTGCCCATTTGGAACCACCACAATTACGTTTCTGAATCCAGTAGCAAATCTTTGGATTGAACGAAGGCAGTATTTTAACCACTCGAAATCCTTTTCGTAGCTACGAATGAAGATGTCGCAGTTCACGGTTTTCTCCCTGCTCGCGCTTTTGCCATGCGATCTTTTGCGGCTTGAATCTGCGTTGGCGTGCGCTGCTTTTTACCATCTGTAACCGGAGTTGTTACAGTTTGCGCTTTTAGCTTTTCCTGCAATTCAGCGATTTGACGAAGCATTGCGGCAACGTCAACAGTTGCGGGGGCCGGGGTTGCACCGGCAATCTCCCCGCCGATGAGAACGGGGTGTGTTACACTTACACTACCCCGCGATTCGCGAAGACGTTCAATCAAGCTGCCGTCCTTGTTTCGATGAAACAACACGGCACTTGGTTCAATAATGGAAAGAGAATTAGCGTCAGGAAAAACTGGAGGCCCGCTGTCAGGGTCGTCCCACACACGATAGAATTTGTCGTGGATTAGTTCTGTGTGATGCGTAAACGGCGTGATCTCTTCGGCTAGAAACACGTCCCACGGCATGTTTGAAAGCTCCCACAGGCGCGTAGTGTAATCGCGCACCCTGCCAGGATACACTCCAACGCCGCTGTTGTGTGAGCGTGTTGGCGTAATTACGCGATCAAGCATAAAGGGCTTCTTGGCCTTAAGATACTCGTCCTCAATCTTGTCTAGCCAATCTGGCGTCAACGGAACGGCGTCTGGCTCAATCCAGAACCACGGTGCATTAAATTGATCTGCAACGGTTTTCAAGCACTCATGCCACATGATATTGGCAATTGCCGGATAGTTTGTCTCCGAGTCGCTGATCTTAAATCCGCCAACATGGTTAAAGTGGGGCTTAAGGATTTCGTGAATTGGGTCCGGTGTGGTGTCTTCGTGATACCCAAGCAAAAGATCATGTTTGTTAGTGCCACCCAACTCTGCAATCCAGTTGGCAAGACGAACGGCTTTTGCTTTGTCTTTATGACAAAACGCAATGACAAGGATCATTGTCCAAACGCCTCCGCGATCATAGAGCTAAACGGCTTTGAATTGCCAGTGGTTGCCGCCTGTCCTCGTTGCGTCAGAGAAGGCGAGCGTCCATGAATGGCTTTCAATTCCTTTTCCATTTCTGCCACCCTGGATTCCAGCGCGGCCTCACGCTCGCGGGTTTCCAGAAACAGTTCGCGATATACTGGCATAGACTTGGCTTCAATTACCGCTTCCACATCGGCATAAGGATTGTCCTGAATGTAGGCGCGTGCGCTTTCTACTACCCCCCTTGACTTGGTGTTCCAGTCCTCATGCCCATCTACTTGATTTAGGATTTCCAGCTTTGATCGCATTCGTTTGGTCATGTCATCAAATTGCAAGAACTTGGTTTTTACAAACTCGCCATGCTCGGACAGCTTATCCATGCGCTCGCGTTCAATGCGATATTCCAGAGCTTGCTTGGCATTAGCACGATCATACTCGGCGCGGTCATGGATTTCATCCAGGTTATCCATGATACGGCTAATGCGACCGCCATCAGGATCAATTCCCATTTCGCGAAGTGCATTATAACGAGCCTTGCCCCTCAAGTTGAGAGCAGAACTCATTTCGTCTGGATTGACTTCCATCTCATCCGCAAGTGCCTTGGCTTTACCAATTTCCTTTTGACGCGGTTCAATGATGTCTCGTTTAAAACTGTCTGTAAGCTCCAGATCAACGCGAGCAACACGCTCTTCGTAGTCAGCAATTCGTTTGTCGCGCTCAGAAAGGTGTTTTTCCAGTGTTTCAGGATCGCGGCCCTTGGATTTCCAATCTTCAATTTGACGTTCTAGTTCCGCCCGTTTGGTGGATTCTTCTCGCGCTGTTTTCTTCAATGCCTCCCACCCAGCTTTGCCCTTGGCGTCCAGTTTTGGCGGCTCGGCAATTTCATCCGCAGCAGTTTTTTCTGGCAGCGATTCTTCAATGGATCGGGTATCAGAGTCAGCCCTCTTGAACAAAGCGTCAGGAACTGACTTGGAGCTTTCTTTTGCAACCTTAGCTGGTTCCTGTGATGTGCTTTCGGTTTCAACAGGCAAAGCGTTATCTCCGTTAAACGCGTTTTCTAGTGCCGCACTAAACGGACTTGATTTGGTTTCGGTTGGCGATGTTTCTGTATTGGTGGTGTTCATATTGTTTTAGTTTTGTTTGTCTCTACAAATACTGGAGTTTGGTTAAGGTTCCCTTGGCTGCTTAGGGGGTAATGCACCGCCCATTCTTCATCCGTAATCAGCGGCATCTTGTTTCCGTAATAACAACACGCTTCTTGTGAAGTAAAAATCGGACTTACAATCTTGCCGTCATTGCGCTGCCAACACATTGTTGTGTTGTCTCCATTTTTTTTGGCGACCATTGTGATTCGATGCTCCACAAATCCATATGAGGTTGTGTTTTTGCTCATATTGTTTTGGTATTAGATGGTTTCTGACTCGGAGAATTTGTCGTCTGGTTCAAAGTGTTTGTCTTGCTCTGTGGAAAGGGAAACCAGAAAGGCCCGCAGCCGTTCGTGTCCACGAATCTCAGCAGCAAGCACAGGTCCGCCATGTAGCACATCTGCATCACTTCGCGCTGTAATAATTCGCGAAGGGCTTTCGTCGTCTATCGCTGATAGCAACGCCGAGAATACTGGTTTGCCTGCCAGTTTGCGCCAGTCAGCGCCCCACTCTTTAATGAAATCTGCTTTAGTCATTGCTCATCGGTTCTTCAATTACTTTGGTTTCTTCAATTTTTGGTTTTCGTTTCTCCATTTCCATCGCGGTATAAGCGCGACTCTCTGCTGTAGAACGATTGATGTCTGCCGCAGTTTTAGCATCAGCCAGAGCCTTGTCAAATTGCGCCTGTTGCAACTTCATCTGCTGTTCAAACTGCTGCTTCTGTTGACGAAGCGCCATCGTGGATTGTTCCTTCTGCGCTTTGATTTCCAGATTGCCCTGCACCTTTGCCATCTCTGGCGTCGGCTGATCGGGCGGCGGCGGCGCGTCTTTTTCCTGCTGTTCCAGCATGGCTTGAATCTCGTCCTTGAACGCAGCCAACTCATCAAGTGCGCCATTGAACGCTCTGTATTCTTGTTGGCGTGTGGGATTTGAAGCCAATCTTGCAAGATGCTCTTCCGCATGTTTGCCTTTTGCTTCCAGACGGTCGTAGCATTCTTCTGGTTCCTGCTCTCCGGCCTGACACATTTCCATGTCTTTCTGCATAGACGGAATGTGAACCTCCAAGTGGAGAACGTGATTCTGTCTTGGCGCTACTATGGCCTGTGCCTCTTCGCCCAACATAGAGAACCCATTGTCTTCCTGAGCCGCTAGAGCGGAATCGTTTGTAGCGTCTCGCCCGGTTGTAATGCTGGGAATGATTGAGTCAACACTGTGATAACTAGTCATTACGGAAACAAACTGGCGTTTGATTTCGTTTTGTCCAATCTCATCAAAGCGGTCAATGTTTGCCATCAACTGATTCACAATTTCAATCCGCATAGCTGCGCTTCCTAGTCCGAGCGAACGATTGGCGCGTATGTTCGTAACAGCCTGCAATGCTTCGCGTTCAACCCCGAGTTTGTCGCAGAGCATATAGCATCGCTCTTGAAACTTTAACGCTTCTTTTGCGCCTGGATGATACGACTTTAAATTAGGGTTTGTCGCCCTGCGCCACATTTCCGAATACTGCCGGTCTTTGCACCGCATGTAACGGTTATACAAACCCTTGGAAATCTTTGCGCGTTCAGCAGCGCGGATCATTGCGCCCTTGGCAGTTTCCTCCACTGTAGGAGCGCCCAAATCTTGCTGGCTAGATGCTGCCGTGTTCTGGATTAGCGTTTGCGTAAACGCAGCAGAAACCTGTAGCGCAGGGTTGATCCCCTGACTCATGTTCAATTGGAGCGGATTAATCCCGTTAGGGATGAAGTTGCCGCCACCCCATTTGACCATTTTAAAGTCTTCCAGCTTGGCGTTTGTGGTCGGTTGCCACATCGGCTTGATGCCCGTCACTACAAGGTCGGCAATGCTGTTGTCGATCTGGTTAAGCAACGCGCAGAACGGGTAAATGTCCGTGCCAAGCCCCTTAATAGAATGATACGTTCCGTCCGCCCCGATGTCGTAAGGGAACAGGCAAATGCACTGGTCCCACCCCTCATACTTGCTTTCGCTGTCAAAAAGAAACGCGTAATCCGCCACCCCATCTTTTGCAGGAGCAATCTTTTGAGAAATTGTTCCGTCCATTTCCTCAACAAACAACGTGTAAAGCGAGATTCTTTTGGTCTGCGTTTGCGTCACGTAGATGTCGCCATTCTTAAACGCCTGATTCCACCTCTGCCAATCGCGATTCCAACCGTAGGCATCGCTGTTGTTGTTGGCGCTATCCATGATGACAGACTTTACTGCCGCAACATTCCAGCCCGCTGCCGTTGCTGCTTTCTCGTTCTCAATTTTGCGCCAAAGCTGTCCGGCGCTCATTGGCGTAAAGACCATTGCCATCTCGCAATTGTCCAAAGAAATCTCGGTGCCGTCTGGGAAGTAAATGTTTCCAGCCAGAATTGCTTTTGGTCGCCAGTCCAGGGAATCCTCCCACGCCAAGATGCCAGGGCCATGCAGGAGCATCTGCAAGTCGCAAAGCTGACTCATGTCATCAAACCCGCGCCAGTTGAAGACCATGCTGTGGAAATACTCAGCAAATCCACGCATCAATTCTGCATCCTGCGCCGAGTCCGCATATTCCAAATCGCCATCAATGCACAAAGGAACCTCGCACACCATGTCAAAGAACGGCGTCCACGCGTTCATAATGTTCCCGCGATGCCGCTTAAAGTTTAGATTGGAGTCGTTGCCGCGCCCGGCCCGAACAAGATCGTTCTGCGCCTTTGGCGCGTTGCCGTCAAATGCGCCTTGAACCTTGGCCCGACGAGCAGCCCGCAGCCTGTCGTCGTTGACAAATCGCTGACAGATTTTTAACGCATGTTTAGGGTCCGAGACGCGAGATTTTACCACCTCACCCGAATCGGTCAGGTCAGCAAGTTTTCCGTCTGGAGTTTCTTGGTTATGCATCTGTAGATGGTTTTTACGTTATTTACGTAAGTAGTCAATTTGTTTCTGCGTCCAACGCTTCAATTTCTTGTTTTTTCCAGCATTTTTGTGGGAAAAGCCCCATCATTTCCGGTGTAACGCCACGTTTTAGATGCTCAATCGGCACCCAGACCTGTGCTTTGTTGCTGCATTTGCACACCGAACAAGCGTGGAGGTCCAAATCTATGGATGTTCCTTCACCGCCAACAACTGAAACAATCAGTTCCGCAAGCTCTGTGCAGTCTCCTCCACATGGCCTAGAGTATTTGGCGTTTCGGCTACACAGAAAACAGATAGCAGCACGTCGCTCGGCCTCGGCGCGATCTACAGTTTGGCGTCCACCAGCAATAAATGACGCCATAACCTTTGTGCCGTTCCATATATCGCGCCAGTCTAAATCAACTCCGTCAACCGAAATGCCGTCACCAGAACAAAAACGGCGGGCGGTCTTTGCTCCAAGCTGCTCGCAGATGTATTGCTCGATGTCTAGCTCGTCAATTAACGGAAAACCGTTGGCAGTGCAATAATCGCGAACCTGCCCAAGCAAGAGGGAATATGTGCCACTGTTGAAATTGTGGCCGGTATCTGGGTGTTTAAAAGGGTATCCCCCAGGCGGCACCATTGTTTTGTTGGTTAGCGTCATCTCGTTCATATTGCAAAAGCTGAAGTTGAATCTTCGTAGTCTGATTCGTTTCCTTCCATGTTCATTTTTTCAGCAGCCGCGTTCCATGCGCTTGAGTCTATCACCACATTGTCCGCTACGCTTGCTGGCATAATCCCCTTCTTGCGAAGCACAAAGGCGGCAATGCAGGCTGCATCCGCCAAATCGGGACTGCGAGACTTGAGCTTCTTCATCTCACTCTTGGGCAGCACATGAGTCTTGTTGTTCTTACGGACGTAATCGCGGGAAGTCAACTCGCGTATTGTGTCAGCGTCGGTAAGCCCTCTCACCTGTCCGCCCTCAATAAATCGACGCATTGAATACCAGATTTCCGTCACTTTGTTTCCATAAAGCTCATGCCACGTTGTTGGTCGGTCTGCGGATACCGCCGTCTTTTCCGCTGCACCACCGAACTCCACCGGAATAATGTCGCGTGACCAGCTTCCTGACATAATGCCGAACGGACCTGCACCCTCGCCTGTTACGTCACACGCTAGGTTGTGGGGCAGGATTGGATGCGGCTTGCCGTCAATCTTGTAGTTCCGGCATGTCTCTTCCACGGCAGCAGCAATGCCGTAATGAATGAAGCGTTTGTCTTGCGTCATGTCGATGTTCACAATGACCGGGGCTTGAAACTCAATGCCTTTAACGCCGCTGGCAAACTCGCCAAACTTGAACGGATAAAGCACGCGCCTGTCGCCGCCCTCAAACGCTACGTCAAAGCCAGCACCCATCTCCCAGCGAGCCTTCCACACAGCTTTGTCAGCGGTATTGAACTGTGATAGCAGGAACGCATCCATGACCGTTGTGGACAATCCAGACGGTGCCCAAAAGCCTCGGCACTCGCGCCAGTAGTCAGGGGTGTTCTCGCCACCAAAAAATCGCGCATCCTTTTCCAGCTTCTTGCGCCCAATGTAAAAGTGATATTTAGCCGGATTATCCAATGATGGCGACTTGTGACCATCCAAATGCACGCAACAACCGCCCAGCTTGGTCAACCAGAACTCGTCATTCACCGTAACGCTGTTCCATCCGTCCACCGGCTCACAGTAAATTCCATGCTGGTCAGAATAATCAGTGGCGTTGCCTAGCCCAATAAACTGAAACTCCATTGTGCCGGAATCCAAGTTGCGACACGCCTTGGCAATAGCCTCGGGCATAGCCGTCATCTCGTCCGTCACAACAAACACCCGACGGTTGTGAATACCTTTAATGCGCCCAACCGCGTTGTCCACAGAACCGCCTTGATCAACTGCACGCCCAAAAATGGCGCTTTTTGTATCCTCACCGCTCCACCGAATAATGGTGTCGGATGGCACAATTTGTAGCCAGCCAATTGTGGGGTCAGACAATGGCTGCTTACACTTCTGTATCCAATCCACCAGTTCGCTCCAGATACGCTGCTTAAGCGCAGTGACGCTGGTTGAGGTCAACATACAGGTTGTATGCTCGCGAGCGCACAGCCAGTTGCAAAGAACCCACAACGCGGCCCTTGAACTTTTGCCTGTTCCCGCCGCTCCTGTAGCTGTTAATTGCTCCCACCAAGGATAGTCGGATTCAATCTTTGCGCCAATAGTTTGCTCAACAGTTTCCCTTGCCCCACACAATGCGCCAAAGAACAGGTCGCTCCACCTATCCCACATGAATAGCGGCTCCGGCCAAAGTTCAGTAACAAGACGCTTAAACCATTTTAGTTTTTCCTCGCCTTTACCAAGTCCAAACTTGGTCAAACATAGATGCCACGGCTCGTAACCGGGAGGCAGCGCAAAGTTGTCGTAACTAATGCGCGGCGCGGGTTTGGCTTTAGCGGTCATTGCTTCTCCTCCGGGTAACGGCTGACCGACGAACCGACAAACTCACGCGCGCCAGTCCACACCGCAGCTTCAACCCCGTCTTCTTTCATCGCCTGTTTCATGCTTTGAACAATCAGAGGCGCGAGTGTAATCAGCCCCTCGCGCTCTTCTAGAGATTTGAACCCGGTGAATGGAGATTTTGGTTCCTTTACTCCCTCGTATCTCTGCTTGGCAATGGAAGTCTGTTCCGCTAGCGTTTTCAGCGCCGGATTGATCGTTCTGACAATCATCTTTCCGCCAGTCTTCATCCAGTTCTCCTTGTAGTCAGGGTGATCGTAACCAACCCAAAGCCGCATCAAATCGCGGATACGAGGAGCAAGTCCAGAAGTTACGTCCCAAACCTCGTCGCCTTTCCGCATCTTGAGAAAGTCGGTGGATTCTGGGTCAAAGTTTACCGTGTATCCAGCCATTTTTGCAAGTTGAAAAAGCGTAATTACGCCAGCAGCCGTCACAGCCATGTCTTGTAGGTTCGCTGCCGCCGCCCGATTTAGTTCGCCTTTTACGCCCGAACGAGCGAGCGCGCCAACATTGCGAATCGGCTGCGCCAGCATTTCCCAACGTGATCGTTCGTAACGAGGCGAGGTCATAATTGCTGCTAATTCTTCTGGCACAAACTTTGCATTACTTCGTCCCGAAGAACTATTTATAAAGTTTGCCCGCAATTTCAATTCTTCTGGCGTAAATCCACGCTTTACCGCTGAATCAAAAGTTCGCATCCGAACATCGTTGATAAACGTGGTTTGAAACCGTTCCAGTCCTTTGAAGAAAATGGACGCTTTGATCGTCCTTCCGCCAATCTTGATGTCGGGAATCCGTGATAGCAGGCGTGAAATAGCCAATTCCTCCCGATTATTCATGGTGTCGGTGGTTTGCAGACCAGCTTCTTTCCGAATTGGAGCAAGTGGCTTGCCGTTGATTTCTCTCTCGCGCATCTCCACTTCCCACCGGCCCATTGCTTCCGGTGAAAACATCGATTGAAACGCTTTGGCGGTAGAAATAAATGCCTGCCCAGGCCGCGACCACGCAAACAATCCTTGCCGTGTCAGAACGCCAAGATCGCCACCAAGAATAATACCGCGCGCTTCACCTAATCCGCTAGCAATTTTTTTCCACGCTGGACGTTGGTTTAGCTCGTATTGCTTTTGCCTCATATCAATTTCATCCTTCATCTTTTGCAGTTTCGCCTTTTTGTTCAGGACATCGCGGCGAAGCGCGGGCGTGACGGGCTTTGGACGTTTCGAGAAGTTGCCAGCGGCTTGCCTCACTTGTCGCGCCTTCAAATCCTCCTCACGCCGTTTCATCGCGTTCAGGCGCGTATCGTTGTAGCGGTCCTCGGGCGAGCGCACCGGCTTCCCGGCGTCCTTTGCGGCCTTATAGGCAGCGGCGCGACTATTGCGAATCTCGCGCAAAGTAGTTATACGGCGTGAGTCTGGACCTAGCTTTTTACCGGAAGTTGGCATTGCTTCG